GCGATTGAGGGTGCGTATTACGGCGCGATACTTAATACGCTTGCACCTGAACGCTTTACGGAGTTCGCGACAGACAACCTCTGCAAGACGTACACGGCTTGGGACTTGGGAGTTGGGGATAGCACAGCTATATGGGTTTGCCAGGTCGCAGGGCAGGAGAGGCGGCTCATCGACTTCGTTGAGAACCACGGTCAAGGACTAGACTGGTACGTCAACTGGATTAAGAAAAATGATTACACAAAGGCTGAACACATCTTGCCCCACGACGTTGAGGTACGAGAACTCGGCACAGGCAAGAGTAGAAAAGAAGTCTTACAAGACCTTGGACTCAATATCACCGTCTGCCCAAGAATGTCTATCGACGATGGGATACAAGCCGTTAGAAGGCTTTTACCTAATTGCTACTTCCATCCACGAACTAAACAAGGCGCAGATGCACTACGCAACTACCGCCGCGAGTACGATGAGAAGCGCAATGTTTACTACGACAAACCCCTGCATGACTGGTCAAGTCACGCTGCGGATGCCTTTAGGTATCTCGCTGTTGGCTTGAATACCACTAGCACCTGGGGCAAACCGTTGCCAATTAACACGAAATGGATTGTCTAAATGCAAGAATTTGACCTACAAGCCATCATTGAAAACGAGATAGACAATGCTATCGGCTACATCAATACCGAGACGGTAGAGGAACGCCGCGATGCGCTGATGGCGTACAACCGCGAACCCTACGGCAACGAAGTCGAGGGGCGGTCTACTATCGTTACAGGCGAAGTCGCAGAAGCCGTAGACGGCGCGTTGCCACAACTGTTGCGTGTATTTACCCAATCCGACGACGTGGTGCGGTTCGAACCCAAAGCACCTGGCGACGAGGAGAAGGCTAAGCAAGCTACCGAGTACTGTAATTGGGTGCTGATGAACGACAACCCAGGCTTCGAGGTATTCCAGACTTGGTTCAAGGATGCGCTCCTCCAGAAGGCTGGGGTCATTAAGGTCTGGTGGAACGACGAGACTAGTGTTGACAAAGAGAAGTACGAAAATCTGTCCGAGGAAGAACTGACCCTGCTCTTAGCAGACGGGCAGATGGAAGTGGTCAAGCAACGCCAGACTCAGATAGGCGAAGTCCCTGTCCCTCCTACCCCAGAGCAGATGATGCTTGCCCAGCAGACGGGCGTGCCTCCTGAAATGACAATGCAACCCGTGTTTTCGTACAACGTCACGGTCAAAAAGGTCAACAAGAAGGGTTCGGTCAAGGTAGAGAACGTACCGCCCGAGGAGTTCTTAATCTCCAAGAAGGCTCGACGTATCGCTGACGCGCCTTTCGTAGCCCACCGTAGACTGACTACCCGTTCCGAGTTAATCAGCATGGGCTTTAAGGCTGACGAGATTGACGAGTTACCAGCCTACGACGACCTGACGTTTACCCCCGAGAGGGTGGCGCGGTTCCCGAATGGCGAGCAGCCGGACGACCCCAGCCTCGACACGAGCATGGACGAGATTGAGACGTTCGAGTGCTACATCAGGACTGACTACGACGAGGACGGCATTGCTGAACTGCGCCGTGTGTTCTACGCTGGCGGCACAATCCTAGAGAACGAGGAAGCAGACTTCATCCCGTTTTGCTCCATCTGCCCAATCCCCATGCCCCACAAGTTCTTCGGGCACAGCTTGGCTGACCGCGTGGTGGACATCCAGAAGATTAAGACCACGATTACACGTCAGATGTTGGATAACCTGTACCTCTCCAACAATGCTCGGATGGCCGTGGTCGATGGGCAGGTAAACCTAGACGATATGCTGACGGTTACCCCTGGCGGTATCGTAAGGGTCAAGAACAACCAAGCTATAACGCCCCTTACAGTCCCTCTGGTGGCCGGACAAGCCTTCCCCATGCTTGCCTACATGGACGAGATACAGCAGAAGCGCACAGGCGTTACACAGGCTTCTCAGGGCTTAGACCCCAACATCCTGCAAAACACTACCGCGACAGCGGTGGCGATGGTTCAGAATGCAGGAGCCGCAAAGGTTGAGTTGATTGCTAGGATATTCGCCGAGACAGGGGTAAAAGACCTGTTCAAGTCCATCCTGCACCTTGTCTGCAAGTACCAAGACAAGGAACGGATTGTGCGGATGCGTGGCAAGTTCGTGGCTATCGACCCCCGTGAGTGGAGCAACGAGTACGACCTGACGGTAAACGTCGGTCTGGGTACGGGTAACCGTGAGCAACAGATGGCGATGGTGGCCGCAATCCTGCAAAAGCAGGAGCAGATTCTCACCACCGCAGGGATTAACAACCCATTCGTGTCGCCAAGCCAGTACCGCAACACCTTGGGACGGTTCATCGAGTCCGCAGGGTTTAAGGACACCTCTGAGTTCTTCCGCGAGATTACGCCGGAGATGGAACAGCAGTTGTTGCAGCCCCAGCAGCCCCAACCTGACCCCGCTACTGCCGCCCTCATGCAACAGGCGCAAGCCCAGATGCAGATTACTCAGGCAAAGGCGCAAGCAGACATCCAGTTGAACCAAGCCAAGGCACAGGCAGACATCCAGTTACAGCGCGAGAAAGCCGCCGCAGACATTCAGTTGGCTAGGGAGAAAGCCGCCGCACAGATGGAACTCAAGACGGCAGAGTTCCAAGCCGAGGCGCAACTCAAAGCCTTCGAGGTTTCCCAAGGTAGAAATCAAGGCGTGGAGATTCCAGGATGAGTGGAAGCGACGGTTCAAACATAAGTGTTGGGGGTGATGTTGTCCCTTTTGGTGGTATCCCGCCATTTGGGCAGATATTTGAAGATGCGCTTAGAAGGATGAGGGTGTTTGAGGGTGGCTCACAAATTGACCAAAACCCACAGTTCACTTATGCACCGCCCCCGACAAACGAAGATATGTTTCCTTACATAGTTCAGGCACTACAAAATGCCAGACTACAAGGGTTAATTGGGCAGTCGCCAACCTATTCGTTTGGTGCGGCTAGGTTTTTAGGTGAAAACCCGTCTGGCGCAAATAGGTTCTTAGCCGGACAGCAAGCCCCCCAATTGACATACACAGCCCCATCAGCACCAAGCAAATGAACGAAACAGAACGGGCGATAGCCTTCCTAAACGACGAGTTTTTTATGGCTGTTGTGGAAAAGCAACGGCTGATGTATATTAACAACATCTTAGATAGTTCTGATGATGCTTTAGACCTCCGTGAACGCGAAAGGCTAAAACTCAAGGGGCTAGAAGAATTTATTGCGTCACTCAAGTCCATCGCCACCAATAAGGAGATAGACAAGAAACGCAAGTTTATGGTTTTTTAACCACAGTAGGAGTTCCAAATGGAAGACACCAACCCGCAAGGGAGTGCACAAACAGTAGACAATGCAGCCGCCAAAATCTTCGGGATGTTGGAGCCAGAGCAGCCGGAAGGCCAAGCCGAGGAACTAGCACAGGAAGAAACCCAAGAGTACGAAGCGCAAGCCGAGGAATCTGAGGAAGCGGAAGGCGAAGAAGTCCAAGAAGAAGTCGAAGCACCACAAAGGTTTCGGGTCAAGGTTGACAACGAAGAACTAGAAGTGGACTTAGACGAACTGATTAAGGGCTACTCACGCACATCTGACTACACCAAAAAGACGCAGAATCTAGCCGAACAGCGTAAGGCAGTCGAATCCGAACGCGCTAGGATAGATGAAGCCGCCAAATTGCGGGACACCTATGCCCAACGGTTGCAAGTCATCGAACAGATGTTGACACAACCTGCGGAAGACCTGACTGCCTTAAAAGACCAAGACCCCATCGGGTACGCGGTCAAGATGGCAGAGAACATGGAACGCGAAAAGCAGCTACAAGCTGTCCGCGCCGAACGCGAATCACTCCAAGCCAAGCAAGCCGCCGAACATCAGGAGAGGCTTAAATCTCACATCCAGCAGGAAGCCGAGCGTCTACGTTCTGCCATCCCTGACTTCGGAGATGAGGTAAAGGGCGAGGTTATCCGCAAGGAGATAAAAGATTACGCCAAATCGGTTGGATGGACAGACCAAGAGTTGTCGCAGGTGTACGACCACCGCGCCGTCCTGACTCTGTATCGGGCTATGCAATACGAAAAATTGCAGAAGTCAAAACCTGCTATCCAGAAACGGGTGGCAGAGGCTCCCAAGTCATTAGCACCTGGGGTCGGCTCTCCACGCCTTGATAAGGACGGAGAGGCGGTCAAGAAATTGACCAAGCAACTCAAACAAACTGGTCGCCCGCGAGACGCGGCGGCTTTACTCGAACGATTCCTCTAAGGAGAATTAAATGTCAGTACCCTCAAATACCTACCTGCGGTACACCAGCATCGGTGTCCGCGAAGACTTAGCAAACGTCATTTATGACATCAGCCCCACCGACACGCCTATCATGTCGTCC